TGGCATATTTTAGTTCGGGAGCTTTTGCTCCCGGACAAGGAATGGGTCCTGCACAACAGCAGTACTGGGGAAGTCAATCTGGAAATATCTGGAATCAGTATCAAGGTGTTCTTGGTAGTGATGTAAGGCAAGGGGTAGAATCCCCCACAACTTTTGTAGACTTTTTAGAACAACAGCCTTGGACTGAAAGGTATTCATCTTTAAGCCCATCATTAAGACCCGGTGGTGGTTCACGTAGATTTAATCCGTCAACTCGATTTATGTACCAATAGGTGTACACCTATGGCAACTCCTGAAGAAATCCAAGCAGTATGGACAAGAGCTACTACACGCTTCCCTCATTTAATTGAGAAGTGGGGAGCACAACTTCCTTCAGATACTTCTACAATTAATGCTGCCTTAACTGATTACAACTCTCAACTTAGTGTTGGTGATCCTACTCTTTGGAGTAAAGATTACTGGAAGAATGTAGGTAGTAATGTATTAGATGTTGGACAGACAATTGGTAGAGGCATCGTAGAAGATGTTACTTACGATAATCCTATAGCTTTAGCTATCAGGACAAGGGGTGGCACAAAAGACATATTAGATGTAGACCCAAGGTTCAGAGAAAGAATGGGTGAACCCGGAGAGGATGGAACGTATTCTCCAAAGCAAATGTTGGGAGCAGTTGGGGAAGGGATTACGCCCGCAATAGAAGCATATCAGGATGTAATGCGACCTCTAACTGGTGGAGCGGTTGGTTCTTCAATATTTGCAGAACCGGGAATAGGAGAACGTAGAGATTTACTGGAAGAGAGAGGCGGTGGTGCTCCATGGTTTCTTGGTAATTTAGAAAGAAACGAGGCTGCGTATCGAGCTGCTAAGCAAGCTGAAGAAATAGAATGGTGGAAAGAGGCTTTAGGTGAGGCTGGTGCAGAAATTGCACTTGGGGGGACAGCATCTATTGGAAAGCAAATTTTTAAAAAAGCGGGTGATATTCCCCCACCAAGTGCTATAGCTCCTATTGTCCCAGAACAAGCTCCACCTTTTCAGATACCAATGGAACAAGTATCTTCAGTTTTTCCAGATGCTTCTATTCCTGACTTTTACCATACCCTTGGAACACCGAACATTCCAAGAGACACTATGCCTTTAGATCAATTAGGAAGACCAGTACAAACAAGAGCAGATTGGGATCCGGGTGTTTGGGAAAGATTTGGTTCTGGTATAGATGAGCAAGAGTTTGCATTGCCATCTTTCCCACCACCTCCAGACCCTCCGCCATTTGGAGAAGACTTTGTGTTTGGTGGTTATCAACAAGCATTACCACTTGAGTATCAACAAGATATTCTTAATCCGTTTGGAAAACCTGTTGAAGGAATGCCGGGTATAGACTTCATGACCCGACAAGCAGATGAGCCTTCTTACTCTTGGGTAGAAACTGATCCAATGCCTAGCTTCACTTCTCCTACTGGTAAGCCAAGAAAACCGTTACGTCCTATGGTAACAAGAACAGAAGAGGCAGCTACTGGACAATTCTTTGAACCAAGGATAGCTATAGGAAAAGAGATACAGGACTTGTCTCCTTTCACTAAAGATATTCCTGAAAATGCACAGGGATTTATAGATAAATTATTAGCGGTCAGACAAAAAGGGGTTGAGTTCGATACTAAGAATCCCGGACATAGGATGTGGATTAAACGATGGAGTGACGAGGTTGCTCAGTCTATGTTTGGTAATAAGTCTCAATCTAGTAGGAATAAAGTATTTGAATATATAGATACTCTACCCGGACAACAAGAATTTACATTTACTGCACCTAAATTTACATGGGCTAAAAATATTCCAGAACCAAAATTAATATCTAAAGATGTTCCAGTATCACCAGAACGCCAACGATTAATTGACGCATCTATAAAAAACAAACCTGCAAGTAAAATATGGTTATCTACTCCTCAAGGACAAAGATACATTGACCTTATTGAATATAAAAATGAACAGTTTGGGGCTATGCCAATGGATACACCATTTGGAGACCCTGTAGCAGCAGCAGAATATAGGACTCTTACAAGAGAATTTTCAAATCAAGGATTAACTCCTGATGAAATTAGAATGTCTGATGCAATTAATATGGAGGCTAGGGCAGATGATGCTGCTGAATTTGGCGAAAGTACATTACTAGAGTATGACGGTATTCCTTCTCCAAATTTTGAAGCATGGAGAGCCAACAGACCATCTTCACAACCAACACCTACTATGGAAAAACCTGAAGCTCGTATCCTTGGAACAGCTTCTGAAGTCACACTTACATTAGATGACTTTGCAGGATTACAAAAACATTTTTTTGATCAAATTCAAGAAAGCCAAACGACTCGTGTAGATAATATATGGGACGAGTGGCGTAATACTTACATGAAACTTGATGAAGTTAACAACGAGCTTGTTCCTGAAATAGGAGTGCCGTTAACTCCAACTAAAAAGAATTGGCATGGAGTTCAATATGAAGCTGAACTTTCTAGATTTATAGATAATCGTGCTCCAGCAAGGGGAGTGCTTCCTGCTGGAACACCCGGTGTTCCAAGGTGGCGTGTAACAACAGGAAAGAAACCTGATGTTCCTTCTACTCCTGATGCTCCACCGCCACCACCAGACACTCCAACTTTAGCACCACCAGATGCTGACTTCTCTAAGGTAAGTCCTTGGGTACAAGGATTGAATCAAGTTGAAGGATACATATTTGATCAAGCTAGAAAAGTATGGAGAGATATGGCAGCTCCTGATGAAATAGCATCAAGAGATGGTATACGTGCTTGGATTAAAGGATTAGTAAGAAAGGGTGGAGTGGCAGCTCCATTTAAAACTATTGCTCGTTTATATGAAGGGTCAGTAAATTCTCATGCTGATTTTGCTACACATGTTATCCGTAATGGAACAAGAGAATTAGAAGAGTTAGGTTGGTTTAAAGAAGTTGATGGTAGCTATCGTCCTACTTTAGAAGCCCTTGGTACAGCTTACGAGCCGGGTGATCTTAGATTATTGTATTACGCATTACACGATAAAAAATGGTTACCTAATGTAGAACAGATGGCTTTAAGATATGGAGACAAGTATGACTTAGTGTGGAAGCAGTACCATAATCTAAGAGCTTTAACTGACATGGAACAAACTCTTAGAGCCAATGGTGGAATAAAGCTAAAGGATTTTGGTGAACTTGGTACTGATACTGAACAGTATTTTTACAGAGGATTTGTTCCAGAAAATTTAGATTGGGATGATTTTCATAAAAGAGTTACTGCATATAACAATGCTCAAAGAATAGGAAGAACTCAATCCATACAATTTAGTAGAAGGACTACGATTGGAAAGGAAGAAGCTGATATTCAGAAAATGATGTCAATGGGATTGAAACCAATACGATGGAATCCTTATGAACAGGCTATGTTTTCATCCAAGCTAGGATTAAAAGTAAGGATGGAAACTGAACTTCTAAATATATTAAAAGACCCTAGTGTAAATCAGGCTGACTTTATTCTTAAATCAAAGAATGGAATTTCAACAGATGAATTTGAAAGACTTAAAAAGGATGGATGGGAAGAGTTTGTAGAAGGAGGTCCTGCCTTTCAAGGAGAGAAATCTTATATAACACCTAAACTATTAGGCAATCATCCTAAGTTAGTAGATGAAGCTACTGGAAGAGTTAATCCACAAACTGCAACTCCAGAACGATTAGAGAAAGTATGGATGTTTCATCCAGAAACCTTAAAAGGTATGAAGCAATTCTTTGGTGATCAAAATGTTATTGAAAAATTTGCCAGAGCAAAACATAAAATACCATTAGTGAAAAAACTTACAGGATTAGACCCAGAAGTATCTATTGATAATTTAATATTTATTCCTAAGACTATAGATTTATTTGGTAGTTTATTTCAGCAAGTAGACTTTGCTTCTAGGGCTATTTACTCCGGCCCTTCAACAACTTTGGAATCTTCTTATTACACACTACGAGATTTAACTAGAGGGAATATAGGTTTGGGTCAGGCAGTTCCTGAACTAGCTCAAGCATTTGGTCATACACTCCGTGTTCCTAAAAATGTATTTGATATAGGAAGAGCTTTTGTATCTAAAAAATACAGAGATGAACTCTTTGAAATGATGTTAGATAATACTGAATGGTTTTCAGATCCTGCCCTTAAGGGATTTAACAATCAAAGATCAAGACAAGTAGGATTAAACCTTCAAGACAATACTATATTTATTAAATCAGATGACGGAATAGCTTTGACGGAAGAAGCTGTATCGGAACTAATGAAAGAGCAAGGATGGAAGGTAGCTCCTAAAAAAGTTGCCGGTCTTGCAAAGACACTTAACCGTATGTTTCAAGAAGGATTATTTGAGGGTGTATACCCAGTAGCTATATATAATGACTATAGACACAATATTATTCCTATGGTTATGAAGGCAAACAGATATAATGATTTAACCCCTGATCAGATAATGGGAATCGCAGCCAAGAGAGCAAACAAGAACTGGTCTGTTATTCCTGAGTCTCAAAGTGTTATTAGGGGTAACACTAAATCTTTCTTAAAAAGATTTATGTTCTCTGTAAATGAACAAGAAACTTTTCATAGACAAATGTTCGGAATGTTTAGTGGGGAAGATAAAGCATTTTGGTTATCGAGAAATATTGGGGCAATGCTTTCTATGTACATGATGGCAGAAATGATTCATCGTGCTACTACTGGTGAGTCATTACCAAAAGGAAGATTGCTTCCTATAGATATAGATACAGGTCGTAATCGTGTAGGAGATTTACTTGGTGCAGTAGGTGTTCCAGAAGGAATAGCAAATCGTGTATATCCATATTCATATGCCAATCAATGGTTAGCACCAGATATTCCTGTTGCAGGACGAGATGGAGATAATGTATCACTAGATATGCTGAACCAGTACGATACTGTCTTTAGGACGTTTGATTCAAAATACCAAGTACCAGTAATAGGATCGCTAGGATCAAGGTTAGGAACTACGCCTAGTGCTATAGCAACTCAAATATTTGGTGAAGATTTCCGTGGAAGAAAAATAGACCAATACGGTATACCACAGAGAATATTACAGGGTGTACATGATCTAGGTCTTCCTATCGGATTTGGTCAATTACTTACTGGGTTAGTTGTAAGAAGCATAGGAGATAAAGGGCTTCCTACTTTAGGAACTTCAAGGAGTCCTATTCTTGCTCCCGGAACTACAGTTGCAGATATTTTTCCAACAGAAGAGTCTAAGTTAGGTGGGACTGCTTTAGCTATACAGGGAGCTACTGGACTGAATTTAAAAGCCTCATCTGGTAAAGATTTAAATGACAAGATGGTAATTAATGTTAGACCAAAGTTATTAGAAAAACTTGGCAAAGAATATAACTCTTGGGAAGATGTACAAAACGATACTGAGTTAGGTGAAGAAGCAAAACTAATAATATTAAATGCTCCTGAAAATGCTAGAGTCCAAAATGAAAAGGCACTAAGAAGACAAGAGGGATATGAAACTTATTATGATGATGGTGCTAAATGGATGTACGATGTACAGGAAGCTGGATATAAAAAGAAATTAAAAGAAGACGTTATCGTAGAGCAGTATACAAAAGACAGTTTATTTAGTGATGATAATGTTTGGTTTCCTATGGGGACTAAAAAACCCTGGGAGCCGAAAGCATTTAGAGATTCCTTATCTTCTATAAATCAACAACATAATAAAACCCTAGAACTTATTGACGAGAAATATAAAGTAAATCCTCTTTCTGGATGGGTTGTTTCCAATCTACAAGAAATGCCGAAAAGGTCTGAGCAACCACTTAAATGGGCATCATGGCATTATAACGAGATAAGAAAAAAACATGCAGACCCTGTTACAGGTAAAACAAATTGGACTACGTTTGATGCAGAGTGGGAGGATTTCACTTCTCAATGGGACGATGAAGAGGCAAAAGAATCAGGTGGGTTATTAGCTAGATATACTAAATATAATCAATCAAGAACTTTTCTAAATGATAATCATAACTTTCTTGTACAAGAATATTATGTAGGCTTACAACAATTAGATGAGGCAGGTTATTTCCAAGATGGTATTAAGTATGATCCTGAAACTGGACAACCAATACAGGATGAGTTTTACCATAGATTAACTTTATTGGATCAGGCACATGCTAATCAACTTGCAAGATTAGGAATGTCAGCTTCAGAAGTATGGGATAAGTATTTATCTGAAAATACACAGACTCGTGCTTTAATGCGATCTAGTGATAATTCCAATTTCACAATTCAGGCTATTGTTAAAACAATGGAATTAGTAAGAAAAAATAATAGATATTCTATACTTATGTCTGGACAAGGAGAGTTAGATCGTATTGTTATAAAATGGTTTGAGAATCTTCCAACGCATCCAGTTAATGGGTCGTATTATGAAGGGTTGTATGGGCGACCCCCATCGTCATATAGACAAGCACCATATAGATAGGAGGTCATTATGGTAACACCAAGTGAAGAACCACAAGTAGAAGCACCAGTAGCAGCACCTGAACCTACGACTGAGGTTGCAGATGAAGGATTTCAACCTGAGATAAATCCTTTAATTGCAGAGGTAGATAGATTAAATAGTGTACCTGATGTAGACATATCAGAGCCTGTAGCTGAAACTACTACAGAAGAACCTGTAGCTACAGAAACTCCTGAAGCACCACCTGTAACACCATCTGAATCTACACCACAGCCACAACCAACACCTGAACAGCCTACTCAACCACAGTTAAGCCCAGAGCAATTACAACAATTGCAAAGACAAGCAGCTGAGTATGAACAGGTTAGACAGAGAGCTGCGGTACAACGACAACAACAAGAGGTACAAAAGCAGTTTGAAGCTCAAGGAGCTTCTCCTGAAGATGCTTTCAAACAGGCACAGCAATATGTTCAAAGCCAAACCGCACAACAAGACCTTGTTAGACAAGCAAATAATTATGGACAAATGATAACTGCTAAACAACAAGTGGCAGAACAGTTGGCAACTAAATACGAGCTTCAGATTACTGATTTAAATGTACTTAAACAGGCAGAGACTCCAGAGATTATGGAATCTCTTGCTAATGAAATACAGCAAAGAAGAAAAATGGAAACTGAACTACAAGAATTACGAAAAGGACAAGTCCCAGCACAGCAATTTGACAACTCTCAGGGAGCACCAGAGGTTGCATCTAATGACGGAAACTGGTTAGATCGGTATAATGCTGGTGATCGATCAGCCAATGCTGTTGCTGCGGCGAGAAGAGCAATGGGTATGGAATAGCCAAAGGAGGTTATAACCGATGGCACAAACAGCTACAACTGGGAATCTAGAAAATGCCCAGAGAATAATACTCGCTTCAGCGAGGTACACAGAGGAGCACAACGCTCCAGCAATGGCTCTTATAGAGTCATTCGACTTGCCCAAAGGGGCAAAGCAAGTGACCGTACCAAAGGTAGGTCAGATGTCTATGAGTGACTTGACTGATGGTCAAGACATAATTGACGAGGAAGATATTGGTATGACTACAGTTGACCTCACGGCATCTGAGGTTGGGGCTAAAGTAATACTGACTGACAAGCTAGTCAGACAAGCAGCTGACAATGTTATGAGCATTGTTGGAAGACAGCTTGGTGATGGTATGGCACGAAAGAAAGATACAGATGTACATGCTCTGTACTCTGGACTGAATGGTGGAACAACACTTGGTGTAGCTGGTGGAGCAGTAACTCTTGCTAAGATTGCTGGAGCAATTGCCTACAGTAAAGCTAACAAGTTTGGCTCACAGACATATATACTCCACCATCCTAATGCCGTATATCAGATAGCTGCTACTGCTGTTACAGCATCTACAACTTACCCTGTACCTAATGGGTGGTCTGAAGATTTGCTTGGTAACTTCTGGAGTGGGCTACGACCACTAAATGGTGTTCCAATATTTGAAGATGGAAACCTTTCAGTAGATAGTAGTGATGATGCTATCGGTGTTATAGCTGATAAGTCTGCACTTGCTGTACTGAAGTCTGTAGATACTAGAACTGAGCGACAAAGAGATGCTTCTCTTAGAGCTACTGAACTGGTTATGACTGCTGACTATGGCGTATTTGAACTTGATGACAGTAGAGGAGCACCACTTACTTATGATGCTTCTGCTCCTGCAACAAGTTAATCTAGTTTAGGTGTACACCTATTTGGAGGACTAGATGGTTAATTTAAGTGACAGACAGAGGATGAGAAACGAGTTGGTAGCAATTGGGTATTCTTGGGAATACATTGATGAGTGGCAACCCAAGACAACTCTATATCGCCATACTCCGGGTCTGAATGTCGATGGGGAAGAAACCTTCCCGGTTGGCTCTGCTATAAAGGGCGTGCCGGGAAGTCCCGATTATGTATTAAAAAAGGCTAGGCTAGGGATGTTCCCATTCCTACCGGGCGATACTTGTGAATGCAAGTGGTGCATTGCTAATAAAGTACATGTAGAATTACCTACAGAGCCAGTTAAGGCAGAGCCACAGGAAACTGTAGACTGTCAAGAATGTGGCGAACAGGTATCTGCACTTACTAAGTCAGGTGCACTATCAAGATTGCGTGTTCATATGAAAACGCATCAGGGAACTGAATAGTTGTAACGATTGACCGTGGCTATTCAGAAAATTTATAACGGTTGGTCGCAGGGGTAAACCCTGTAAATAAGTAACCTTTAAGGAGGTTAGTAATGTCGTTTCCACAATCAATAATGGGAAAATATGGATGGGAAAAAGTAACCACTTCTGCCCAGAAACATAAACTGGGTACTCGTATGCAGATTTTCGATAGAGAGTTTGTATATGTTCAAGCTGGTGAAGCTATTACCGCAGGTGTATTGGTAGATGGTATGGCAGGAACTGCTGCTCATCAAGTTGACTTAGCAGTAACTGCTGCTTCAGCAGGAGCAACCACAGTAACTCTGTCAGGTTCATTGACTATTACACTAAACCAGTACAAAGACGGTTGGCTTATTTTCAACGATGTTGAAGAAGAAGGTCACATGTACAGGATTAAAAGTAATACAGCAGTATCCAGTGCGACAGGATGTGTCATAACACTTGATGAAGAAGATGGACTTGCAACTGCGATAACAACTTCTCAGCAGGTAGGAATATATGAAAATCCCCATAAAGAAGTAGAGATTCACGATTACAACGATATAGACAATGCTCCGTTAGGTTGGGCTTGTGTTGATATCGCAGATACATACTACGGATGGCTTTGTGATAAAGGGTTTACAACAGCCTTGATTGATGGCACACCGGGAATTGGTACACAGTTAGTTGTATCTCAGGGTGTGGATGGAGCCATTGAAGTTCTTGACTCTGACGCAGATGATGAAGGAACTGTAGTGGCAGTTATGGGGCCGATTGCTGGTGTATCTGGCGAATACGGACTCGTAAAAGCTAACATAGGTTAATGGTAGCCACTCCTAAAGAAACAGAACTATGGACTCCACCGGGGGTAACTCATAAAAGAGTTGTCCCTGTTGGGTATAACTATGAAACTGGTGGTCAGATATTTGAGTACCAGTTTCTAGTACATGATGAAGTTACTAATAGGAAGCAACAGTTTAGAGTTCTGGTTGATGACCAAACATCTAAGGCTCACATTGAAGAAATGGTGGGCAATGCGTTTGATAGATGGCTGACTGATGTGAGGATGAGACACAACAAGCCAGCTCCAACTCCAGAACAGAGAAAAGAAATAGGAAGAATCCTAGAACAAATTAGAGTTAATAGGAACAAACGTAAAGAAAGTAGTAACAATAAAATATACTACAAAGGTCTACGATAAGGAGGACATCTATGACCACAGAAATTTCAGTTACTGATGAAGATATTAGAATGACATTACAGCAGAAAGTAAATCAGGTTACTAACCTTGAATTACAACTAAATACTCTTGGTAGAGTTCTTGGTGAGAAGGATAATAAAATAGCAGAACTTGAAAAACAGTTAGATCAAGAAGAGTTGGAGTCAGAAGATAATGCCTAAAGGTAAAGGTACTTACGGTAAACAAGTAGGAAGACCGCCTAAGAAAAAGAAACCTAAGAAATAGAGGTGTAACCAATGGCTATAGTTCAAGGTCGCACAAGGGCTCAACTACGTCAGTCCATTGGGTATAACCTTGGTGCTACTCAAGTATCATCTGCTAGTGGAACTGGGTCTACTACTACAATAGTAGACAATACTCTAGTTGGTGGTGATGATAACCACATAGGCAAGTGGGTGGTATTTAATGATGTCTCTGCATCTACAGTAGAGATTAGTAGGGTATCTGACTATGTGGCTAGCACAACTACATTAACTGTATCTCCTGCATTTGCACAGACAACTGTAGCTAATGATACATATGAGTTATGGGATGATATATATCCACCTCTAAGGGTAGAAGACTTTATTAATCAATCTATCTTAGATGCTACTGGTCATGCCTATGATCCAGTAGAAAGTTTAGCTCTACACACAGATGGAAAGACACAGAGGTTTGATATACCTTCTGGTCTTTCCATGATTCAAAATCTTTACTACCGATCCAAGGTAGACTATGTACGACTTCTATCATGTAATAGTGTTATGGATGAGAACGTAGACTCTGACTTTGAAGTTACTGCTGATACCAAGATGAAGAAGCAAGGTACTGCTAGTAATAGGATTGCTATTGCGGATGGTGCTAGTGCTGGAGATATAGTTACTGACTCAATTACCAGTAAAGATATTAGTGAATATGACTACATAGAATTTTGGATTAGAAGTTCCGTTGCAACATCTGCGGGAAACCTAAAGATTCTTTTAGATAATACTGCTAACTGTGCATCTCCATTAGAGACTCTTAATGTTCCTGCCTTATCAATAGACACATGGACATTCTGTAGAGTGGCTCTGTCGAACCCAGAGAGCGACACAGAGATCATCTCTGTAGGTTTGGAGTACGATTCTGATTTAGGGGCTTGTACAGTCTGGTTAGATGATATTAGTGTAGTTAAGAATGATTCAGCACAATGGGATAAGTTGCCCAGAAATCTATGGAAGATAGATAAACAAGAGAAAGATGTAATCATTGATCACTATACCCATGGGCTTGCTAGATATAATCTATTAAAGATTGTAGGGGGAGATAAGCCAGCTTTGCTTACTGCTGATACAGACACCTCTGAGTTAGATGAACAATATATTATTGCTAGAGCTACTGCTTTAGCATTTGCGTCAGCTTCTGGTGGTCCTGCAACTGATCCTGATAATAAAAATAACATGGCAGGATTCTGGATGGGTATGTCTCAACAGGCTAAAAGACAGATTCCATTTTTAACTGATATTAGATTGGTAGAATAGGTGTGCACCTATGGTTGCTAAAGTAACTGCTAATAATGAGATATCTCTTAATGGAGTTTACTATCCGTTAGTTCAGCCTGTACAAAGTTCTCTCGCTTCTATATACCCGGGCAAGATAATTATTGGTGACACTACTAAAGATTCACAGACTCGCACATCTATTATTGCTTGGTCTGATTTTCAAGGTGGGATCGGTGTTAACCGAATGGAAGGTTCTGGAGATGTAGGTAGAGCGTGGTGGTCTACTTGCCAATTACGTTATAAGAACCATCTAGTCATGGGAGGACTTGCTATACAGACAGCATCAGTATCTCATGGGCTATCAGCTAATCAGGTTGGTGCAATAGGTGAATTAAGTGATGAGGTATATGCAGTATGGAATGGTACAGGATCAGAAAATCCCAAGTTATATAAGTACAACAATACCTCTGATACTTGGGGATCAGAGATAAGTGCAAACATTCCAGATAAAGTAACAGATACGATTACTTGGACAGCAACTAATGGCACTACATATCTGGTATTTGCACACTATGACTCCAATGGTTCTGGTTATTCCTATTCTTCTAATGGTACAAGTTGGACTAATGATGGAACTGATGCCAAGTTTCTAGCTGTATGGGACGATAGGTTGTGGGGAATAGACCATACAGGACAATTGTGGTGGTCTTATACTATTGGGTCAGAAACTAATGATGCAAAAATTCCATTACCTAATGGATATGTCACAGGTATGTTTGTTGCTAGAGATACAGGTGGCGAACCAATCATATATGTCAGCACTAAGAAGGGGCTGTTTGCTCATGATGCTGCTAACGCTAAGTTTGTAGAGACACAATTGTTTTTACCTTTTCATCCAGATGCTGGTAAAGGTGCTATGAGATGGAGAGATAGTGTTTATGTTCCTTCAGGGTTAGGAATATATAAATACATTAATGGTGCTAACGCAGCAGTAGTTACCATCATGGGGCCGGATAGAGATGATGGGCTTCCGTCTGATAAACGTGGCTCTATCAAGCATATGGAAGCTACTCATAATGAATTGTTAGCAGCAGTAGATGCTACTACTGCCCCTTCAATTACATCGGGAGATTCTATTCCATACCAATGGTCTAGCCATCAAGGATCAGATGTAATTGATTCGGATACAGGTTACAGTTCTATTCTTGGGTATGATGAAAGAGGATGGGAAACTAAATGGCTAGCTTCTACAGCAGGTCGTGGGATAGATTCAATCTCAGTCAATAATTCATATGATGATTATCGAATGTGGTGGGGATTTAATGACAGGGTATATTACATGACTATGCCTTCTGACATCATTAATCCATCAGAGGTCAGTAACTTTGCTTATTCAGAATCAGGTGTCCATGAAACTCCTTGGGTTAATGCGGGACAATCTGAAGTAGATAAACTTGCTTTAAAACTAAAGATAGAAGTACAGGATGCATCAAGTGATGAAACAGTAAGAGTTGAATATGCAACAGATTATTCTGAATCATACTCAACTTTGGGAACAATTACTTCTGATGGTATAACTACTTATCAGTTTGCATCAGGAGCTGGTGTTACATTTAGGTCTATTAAGTTCAAGATAACATTTGCAAGAGCATCAGGTCTTACCAATAAACTAAAGTCTCCTGATGTAGTGTCTATGACACTAGAGTTTCGCAAGAAACTTCCTGCCAAGTGGGGACATCAAGCTAGGATAAATCTTAATAAAGCATATAAAGGAAAGTCATCAAAAGATTTACGCTCTTCTTTAGTATCTGCGATAGAGTCAACTACTTTAGTAGAGTTTACTTTTAGAGATGATTCAGGTGGTACACGTAACTACTATGTAGACGTAGTGTCTGCTAGTGGTATAGAAGGAACTGGATACGATGAACGTGGTTCATCTACAGTTAACTTGGTAGAGCCATGATATTTCACGCTAATAGAACAAGGGTTGGTACAAGTTCCGCTGCTTTATCGGCAGCTACTGGTGCTCCAGACGCTAACAGTAGAGTACTGTGGATCAAAGTATCTGCAAGAACAGGCAACGGTAATGTTGTTTACTTTGGGCATTCTGCTGTTGCTAGTACTCTGGGTTATGAACTATCTGCTAATGATAGTTTGGAAATTAACTTCCGTGATCTAGGTGGTTCTGTCGCACTTAACACGCTCTATGCAATTGGTGGAGCTGCTGACCAAGACTTAGACTGGGCGGTTATACTTGAGTGACAACTCCACAAGTACCGGGATGGTGGGAAGGAACTTATCCTGAATGGATAGTCTTTAGTGTTTTACAATCTATGGGAAGGAGACACAATCAGGATTTTTTATACTCTATAAATCCTGATGATGGAATAGCATTTAGGTTTATTAATCCTAGAGATTTAGCAATTAACGTAACTGGGTTGATGCATGCTTATGAAGCAGGAAAAGATAATGAAAGCAGAAGTATGGTGAATAAACAACAGATGATTGGGTTAGGTGTACACCTAATATTTATTGAAGATGTTGATTTGCAACAAGACCCAAACTATTATATCTCTGAGGCATTAGCTTACAGAGATCACTCTCACATGGGAGGGTAATATGACAGTATACTTTTCGGGGTATGTATTTCAGGATGACGGTGATGCTCTTAATGGAGCTACCGTCCAACTGTTACAGGTATCAGACGCAGCCGAAGAAGCCTCTACTACTACTAATAGTGATGGCTTCTGGTCGTTTAACGAGGCTGATGAAGACCAGTATGATGTAAAGATTACATCTGGTACATCAGTCAGGTACAGGAAGTGGGCTGATGAAATCAGCCTAAAGATGATTGATGTCAGGAACAATGAAGGCAATACCGTTCCTGCTGCTGTGTTTGCTAACCACACTAACAATGCTGATAACGATATAGTTCACTATCGTGGGTTGCGTGGTACTGGTGCTGACAATGACGAGATGTTCTTCAGGTACTACATGGACGATGCTAGTAGTAATACAACTGAAGTAGCAAGGATGACCGTTAAGTTAATTAGTGCATCTGCTGCATCAGAAGATAGTGAGATTAGATGGGGTGTTGCTGTAGGTGGAAGCATCGTTGATGTATTTACTATAAGTAATACATCTGGTGGTGCTACTGACATGACTATGGATGTGGCTGGTGACATCAATCTTGATGCTGATGGTGGGGACGTATTCTTTAAAGACGGTGGCACTACCTTTGGTTCTGCTACTAACAATAGCGGTGACCTGATAATTAAATCAGGTACTACTGCTGCTGCTACATTTACTGGTGCAAACGTATTATTTGCAGGAACCGTAGACGCTACTACAGATTTTACTATTGGAACTACGGTTATAACTGACGATGTAATAACCTTTACTCCAACTGCAAGTGATACTGTAACTATGACTGCTACTACTAATGGGGCCTTCTCCCTTGTAACAGTTGATGATGCTGCTGCAGCAGCCAACATACAGATAACAGCAGACGGTACAGTAGATATTGATTCAGCAGGAGTTCTAACATTAGACTCAGGTGCTGCTATCAATATAGAACCTGCAACTGGTTCTGCTGTATTGATTGATGGGACTGTCAGTATTGACGGTGGGGCTATAACAGGTGTTGCTAGTATCCTTGAGGCTGATGTAAAAATCGGTGAGGATGACCAGACTAAAATTGATTTTGAAACTGCTGACGAGATTCATTTCTATGCTGGTAATGAGAATCAATTAACACTAACTGATGGAGCTTTAACCCCATCTACTAATAATATTGTGGACTTGGGAACTGATGCTCTTGAGTTTAAAGATGCTTACTTTGACGGTACGTTAGAAGCTGACGCTATCACGATTGCTGGTACTAATATAGTTACTGGAAGTGTTATTACAACCTTGGGAACTATAAGTTCTGGCACATGGGAAGCTACTGATGTTGGAGTTGCTCATGGTGGTACTGGAGTATCGACCCTCACAGACGGCGGCGTTCTTCTGGGTTCTGGTGCAAGTGCAATCACGGCAATGGCGGTTCTTGCTGATGGAGAGATGATAGTTGGAGATGGAACTACTGACCCTGTAGCTGAAAGCGGTGCTACTCTCAGAACTTCTATCGGAGTTGGTACAGGAGATAGCCCCCAGTTTACAGACTTAACACTTACTGATGACCTCACTCTTAATTCTGATAGTGCTGTTTTCAACATGGGTGCTGATAATGACTTTACTATTACTCATGATGGTACAACTGGAGCAACTCTTGCTGGCAATCCCATCACTATTACATCAGCAGGTGCAGCTACTTGGTCTACTAGTTCAGGGGCTTTAACACTTACATCCGCTGCTGCTGCCACATGGTCTACCGCAGCAGGTGCATTAACTATAGACGGTGATGACGGTATCGTTCTCCAGACTTCAGGGTCTGGTCATATAACAACAGCAGAAAATATACAGAGTACGTCAAATACTCAGGACGCCAGTATTGCGACTGCCTATGCCAATTACGGATTGGTATTCAGGGCTGCACAAACTACTCATGAATACTCTAACTCTATCGGTTGGTCAGAGGGAACAAATGTAGCAGCAGCTATCAGTGGCGTTGATGATGGTGCAGGAGGGGCGCAAGGACTCAGCTTTGCAACAGGTACTAATTCTGCACTAACAGAGCGAGTAAAAATTCATTCTAGCGGTGTTTTTGAAGCAAATGGTGGGGCAGTTTTCAATGAGGGTAGTTCTGATGTTGACTTCAGGATTGAAAGCAATGGTGCAACACATTCATTTATGCTAAATGGTGGTACTGGACATATTGGTCTTGGTGGAAGCGACCACGATTCTGTTCATGCATATCTTAACGGAACGGCAGCGTCAGGTTCAGCAGCAGGGTTACAGATTTCGGACACTCTCGACCCCTCAGGAAACTCAATAGCAGCGAATTTGTGGGTTGCAGGTACGATTGGAGAACATTCTGATGGAGCGACTACACATCCTATATTCGCATCTGCTTATTTTGCAAAGCCGACTATCACAGGAGCAGGAGCCACATTAACTAACGCATCTACTGTATACATCAAGGATGCTCCATCAGAAGGAGAAACATCTAACTACGCCCTCTGGGTAGACGCTGGGGCGACTAGGTTTGATGGGACTGTTACTGTCAATAACACTTTCTATGTTGATAGTGGAACTACAAATACTATAGCTAAATTTGAGTCTTCTAATGCCGATGGCTATGTCCATTTTTTGGATGGTGATTCTGATGTGAATTATCCCCCCGGATTTTATGTCGATGGTAATTTACTACATCTGAGAGGCGGTACTTCTACTGCTTGGGGCAGTCAGCATATGACGCTAAATGCTGCTGGAGATGTCGGCATTAATATGAATTTAAGTGGTACTGACTACACTAAGTCGGCTTTACATGCAGCAGAAGTTACTAGCCTTGAGGGAGAACTTTCTCTTGGTTATCAGAACTCTAATGAGAAAGCAAAAATAGATGTTGTTTCTACTGCTGATGTTTCAACAAGTGCAACAACTATTTATACAGCAACAAGGTTTGCAGGAATAAGAGTTGGAATTATGTTACTCGTAGCTGGTTTGAAAGATGGGTCATCATCAATTGCATTTACAGACTTAATAGTGGTTGCTCCCGGTGGTTCTGAGACTACCGTTAATGTGGTATCAACCAGTAACAGTAGTAGTGCAGATGCCAGAACATATTCTATGGCTGCTGATGCTATTAAAGTTGCAATGGCAGCAAATACTTATGACATAAACGTAATGGCCTTTAGAATGGGGTCAACAGACTAGGAGATTTATATGGCATTACAAAAGTCTTATACAGGTTTAGATGGTGGGGTACATACTAATGCTTACCATCGTATTGTTCGTGTAGTACAGGATAAGTTAGGTCATTCTCCTGTACATATCATAGCTGAAGTGCATCACGATAAAGCTGCCAGAGATGCTGGTAATCAGCACGTTGAAATCAAGACATGGAATGTACCAGATACTGCTACTCAATTTACTGAAACACAGATAAAAACTGATGGAAATAGTTTATTGGGACAGTCATACGCATGGTTAAAAACTAGGTCTGAATATTCAGGTGCAACGGACGTATAGGAGAAAGATATGGCAACAGGTGATGTAACAATCAGCGTAGCAGTTGAGGGTGGAGCGACTAAGAGTGTTGTTCTAGACTCAGCAACAAGGGCTCTTGCAAGAGCCTACGTTGAGGCTATGGACGAGAACATAGATGACGATGCCAAGTGGCAGGTGTTTGAAGTAAACAAGATGGGCAATGGTGTACTCAACCGTGCTAACAAGCACGGCATAGCTTCACTATCGTACACCCCTAAAGAATTTACGGCAGCAACTTGAGTCTAAACTCGAATGACAACCTCAAGAGAAACTGAATTAGAAAAGGAGTTACTGGATGCGAAAGCAGAAATAGTAGAACTTAAAGCCAGCACTAAGACTACTCTTACTGGAAGCCAGTTTCTTACAATTGTTTTGGTGGGCCCACTATTCCTAGCATTCGTTACGTTGGGAGTACTCATAGTATGGAAAACTACTAGTAATCCAAGTGAGATAGCTCCGCATTTAGACATAATCTTGGTGGCATTTGCGATATTCGCAAATCCTGTGACCGCTGCTGCTGGTGTTATAGTAGGCATGATGCAAGAAGATGGGAGGAAACGTAATGAAGAATCGTGAAGTTAAAACTCCAAGAATAAGATTCGGTATTCCCAACCTAACGGCAGGGATGCCTAGGTTCTGGAACTTTAGAATTCCACTTCCCGGTGGTATCTATATGGGTGGTGGTAAGGTAGTGATAGCATCCCTGAGTACAGTAGCTCTGGGATTTATTGCGTCCCTATTTCTTTTGGTTTCATCTGGTGACCAGCAGATTACATTCCCTATGCTTGGTGCTGAGTACACCGCACCTAACATGATAGGTAATCCTATAGTGGATAGGGAGTTTCCTGCTGATAGGTCACAAACCTTGCAGATTAATATACCTGCTCAGTCTCGACTAGACGAGATAACACTACGCAATATATCTCTAGGTAAGTTTGGATTAACAGATAGCTTTGAGTTAACTGGAACTAGTACTAGTGATGTATT